CCATCAACACCTTCGGCCATTCCGGTGCCGACTCGGCATGGTCTTCTGCGCGTGGTCTCCAATGAGACGATGATGCAGCAGGAGCAAGTGGCTGCCAAGAATGCAGAGGCTGCCCAAGCGAACGATCCAATCATTTCAGGGTTGGCCAGCCATATCCGTACCCGCATGTCGGAGATGCGGAATTTTCGTAATACTGAAGGCATCGCCATTCGTTTGATCGAGGCGTTGCGGGCCTACAAGGGCCAGTATCCTCCCGATAAGCTGGCCGAGATTCGCAAGTTCGGCGGCTCCGAAGTGTATGCGCGGGTGACCTCGACAAAATGCCGGGGTGCGACGGCACTTCTTCGGGATGTCTATTTGGGCGCGGATCGGCCTTGGGATATCGAACCGACTCCGGTTCCTGAAGTGCCGGACAATATCAATCAGAGCATTGACGAGCTGGTCAAGATCGAAGTTCAGACGCTTCAGCAGGCGGGGCAGCAAGTCGATCCGCAGATGATTTCTGATCGTGTGCGCATGCTACGCAAGGCGGCCGAGCGCGCCGCCAAGCATGTGGCCGAACAGGAAGCCTCCCGCGCGGCCGACAAGGTGGACGATATTCTGACCGAGGGCGGTTTCTACGACGCCTTCGCCGAGTTCCTGATTGACTTGCCGATTTTCCCCTTTGCCTGCATAAAGGGTCCGGTAGTGCGCCGTGAGCCCCAGCTGAAGTGGGTCAACGGGCAAGCGCAGATGCAGCAGATACCGAAAATGTTCTGGTATCGCGTGTCGCCGTTTGATTTGTACTGGTCGTCGTCGGCGGCCAATGTCATGGAGGCGGAATTCATTGAGCGCATTCGGTTGACGCGCGGTGATCTGCTGGCGGTGAAAGGACTGCCCGGATATGACAACGACGCCATCGACCAAGTTTTGGCCCGCTACTATGACAACGGATTTCGGGAGTGGTGGGATGTCACGGACACGGAACGCGCCCGGCTGGAAGATCGCGAGCAGTGGGCGCGGACTTCGAGTGGCATGATTGACACAGCGGAGTACCACGGCAGTGTGTCGGGGCGCACCCTACGCGATTGGGGAATGACGGAACAGGATATCCCGGACCCACTTCAGGAGTACAAAATCCAGGCGTGGATGGTGGATCGGTTTGTCATCAAGGCGCAGATCAATCCTTCGCCACGCCAGCGCGCACCGTTCTATATATCGAATTTTGAGAAGATTCCCGGCACGATGGCGGGCTCCGCGGTGCCGGATTTGCTGGACGATATTCAGTCAGTCAGTAACGCGACGATCCGCTCGTTGGTCAATAATCTGTCGATCTCCTCGGGTCCGCAGGTAGTCGTCAATGACGCGGTGCTTCAGCCCGGCGAGACAGACGATATGTTTCCCTGGAAGCGCTGGCACGTGAATTTTGACCCGATGCTGGCCGGCACCGCCAAACCGATTGATTTTTTCCAGCCTGTGTCCAATGCCCAGGAATTGCTGGCGATCTACGAGAAGTTCTCGCTGATGGCCGATGACGTGTCGGCGATCCCTCGGTATATGACGGGCAGCGACAAAGTAGGCGGTGCGGGCCGCACGGCGTCCGGGCTTGCCATGCTCATGGGGAATGCCGCCAAGACTCTTCAGAATGTGGCGGCAGCTATCGACCGGGATGTGATGCACCCATTGCTCTCGTCTCTTTACGACATGATTATGCTAACGCTGCCCGGTGTGTTCCGCGGTGACGAATCTGTGGCCGTGAAGGGTGTCAACTACGCCGTGAAGCGCGAGCAGGATCGGATGCGCCAGCTTGAGTTCCTCCAGCTCACCATCAACCCGGTGGATTCCCAGATCGTCGGCATGCAAGGGCGCGCGAATGTGCTACGCAGCGTGGCATCCAATTTGGGGCTCGATTCTGAGAAGGTCGTCCCGGACGATGAGGAGCTTAAAGCCCAGCAGCAAGCCGCCATGCAGCAGGCCCAGGCCGCCGCCATGGGAGGAGCCCCTCCCGGTGCGCCGCCAGCTGCTCCTGGGCAGCCCATGCCGAACCAGATGCCGGCTCCCCAGAATGCGCGTGCGGCTCCCGAGGCGGCACGGCAGGCCATTGAGGGGCAGATGTCGAACAACGCCACAGGGCGGCCGGGGATGCGCGCAGGTGGATAAGCGCGGCCCTCGGGCAAAGCGGATTGCCGAGCGCGAGTTTTGCGGCGCGCTGGAGCAAGCATTCGAGGCGAAGGTGCGCGAGCCTATCTCGCTGCAAGGGCGGCTGGCCGCGAGAGTAGCGGTAGCTGGAATCAAGCGACAGACAGGGCGGTAGCATGATTAAAGCAACAGGCAAAGGGTTTCAGGTCAAATCCAGTTCGGGTGCGAAGAACCTCTCGAAGCCGAATTTGAGCAAGGCGCAGGCAGTGAAACGCCTCAAGCAAGTCGAGTATTTCAAGCGCCAGGGCAAGAAGTAAGCTTGCGGACTGTCCGCAATCGGTTTATAAATCAATTCAGTACACGTGTAGGAGACTATGATGGACAGCAAATTCTTAGGGGAGACGAAGGGCAACCGTGACCTTTCTCCCGATCTGACCAGCATGTCGGGAGGCGGAGCGGGCGAATCCCATGGCGGCTCTCCTTCTGGGAAGTTCCTCGGTGCCACCAAGGGCAATACCGATCTGCCCATTGACCGCACCAAGGGTGTGAGCATGGGGCATGGCGGACGTTCCTCGGATGCGGCGGCGACGAGTTCGGCCGGCGACTGATGAAGCCACAAAAGCAAATCAAGCACAAGAACCTGTCCGGTCTGAACGGCATGAAGCAGGTGACGATTGGACATACTTCCCCGCAGCAACGGATGGCGGGCGATCACAGTAAGGCCGGCATGACGCCGCCTGACCCGACCGCCCATGACGATTACACGGAGCAAATGCAGAACTGGCGGAACATGACTTGAAGCTCGATTTGAAATTGGCTGAGGCTCTTACTGCCCTGCGTGGTAACCGTGATTTTGAGACGGTCATGCAGGGTATGGCGGAACACGAAGCGGAAGTCACGCAATGCTGTGTGAACTATGACGATAACAACCTGTATCGCTCGCAGGGTGCCGTCAAAGTTTTGCAGCTCTGGCAGGAATTATTCCGCGACGCTCCAACGATTCTGGAAAAACTTCGTTCAACTAAATCTAAGTGAGTACACGCATGCCTAGCGCACTCCCCAAAGCCGTTCAGCGTCAGATTGACAAAGCCAACAAGATTGCCGATGAGTACTACAAGCGTGGTGCTCCGGCTGCGGGCGATCCGCCTCCGGCTGGTGATCCACCGGCTCCCGCGGGCGATCCGCCCCCTGCTGGCGATCCGCCTGCGGGTGATCCTCCGCCTCCTCCAACTCCCATCCCGGATGTGGGGTTTGAGCAGAAGTACAAGGTATTGCAGGGCAAGTACAATGCGGAAGTGCCGCGCCTGCAATCGACAGTTCGCGATCAAACGACGGCGATTCAAAACCTTCAGCAGCAGCTGACGGCGACTCAGAATCTCCTCGCTTCGCTTAGCGCACAGCGGGGTTCTGCGCCCGCTGGTGATCCACCGGCTCCTGCCGGCCCGGCTCGGCTCGTTAAAGACGAAGAAGTGAAAGAGTTCGGTGCAGACTTGCTGGATGTTGTGCGTCGCGCAGCACGGGAAGAAATTCTCGGCGCGATGCCTGACTTCGAGCGGCGTATGCAGCCGATTGCTCAACGTGCGGATCAGGCAACCCAACTGGCTGCCAATGCCGCAAAGAAGGTCGAAAATCACGACCAGCAGAGTGTGCTCGATTTGCTGACGAAGGAAGTCCCGACGTGGCAGACGCTGAACGAGGATCAAGGTTTCCTCGATTGGCTCTCGCAGACGGACCCTTTTAGTGGCAGCGAGCGTGGTGCGCTTCTACAGCAGGCGTATCAGGCCCACAATGGTCCCCGCGTTGTGGCGTTTTTTAGTGGATACCTGAAAGAACACGCAGCCCTTCATCCCGCTCCTGCTGCCGATCCGGCCCCTGCGCCAGCGGCACCACAGAAGAAGTTGGATGATTTTACAGCTCCTGGTGCACCCAAGACTGGAGCGGCAAGCACTCAAGACGGGTCCGGTAAGCGGGTTTGGTCCCGCGCCGAGATCAGCAAATTCTACGCGGATCGCTCCGCGGGTCGTCTTAAAGACCCGGCGAAGGCTGCGCAGCTGGAGGCTGACATCTTCGCGGCTCAACGCGAGGGGCGCATTCGCTAACCGTTCTCTGAGGAGTAACTTTCATGGCATTTCCAATCTCAGGCTCGCCGTGGTCGGGTGCAAACCCCAACCCGGCCTACCACGGGATTTTCATTCCCGAAATTTGGTCCGGTAAGCTGCTGGAGAAATTCTATGCGGCCACCGTTCTCAACGCCATCGCCAACACGGACTACGAAGGCGAGATCAAGAACAAGGGCGACACGGTGCACATCCGTACCCGTCCGACCATCACGATCTCGGATTATCAGGCCGATCAGGACCTGAGCATCCAGCGTCCGTCCAGCAATTTGATTGACCTCACGATTGACCAAGCGAAGTATTTCAACCTCGCATTGGATGACGTGATGGACGTTCAGAGCGACATCGACCTGATGAGCACCTGGGCGGAAGACGCCTCGGAGCAGATGAAGATCGCCGTGGATACCGCGGTGCTGGCCTACCTGGGCACGACTGCCGACATTTCCGCCTCTAACCGTGGCAACACGGCGGGCGTGACTTCGGCGTCGATTCCGCTGGGTACGGCGGCGGCTCCGGTGTTTCTCAACAAGGCATCGCAGGGCACGGGTGTCGGTAATGACGCCTCGAACGACAAGTCCATCCTCGACTTCATCGTCGATGCGGGACAGGTCCTCGATGAGCAGAACATTCCTGAGTCGGGGCGTTGGATGGTCATCCCTCCGTGGATGTCATCCATGATTAAAAAGTCCGACCTGAAGGATGCGTCGCTCTCTGGTGATGGCACGTCAATCCTCCGCAATGGGCGTCTGGGAATGATTGACAGGTTCACTCTGTATCTCTCGAACCTGCTGCCGTTCCTCGATTCGGCGGTGGACACCACTTCGGTGTTCTTCGGCACGAAGGCGGCCCTGACTTTCGCGGCGCAGTTCACGAAAATGGAGACGATTCGCTCGGAGCGTTCGTTCTCCAATCTGGTCCGTGGCCTTCAGGTCTACGGCTTCCGGGTCGTAAACAGTGTCCCGATTGGCCGCGCGGTCGTCGCACGGGGTTAATCCCTCTGGGTTGACCTGACCTTCCTCCGCAGGTGGTATAGCCTGCGGAGGATTCATAGGGGGCATCATGGCGAAGACGTACCAGAGCCTCATCAATGAGGTTCGGGAAATTCTGCAAGATACCGACCCGGACGGGTATCGGTATCCAGATTCCGTGTTGCTCAACAAGCTCAATCGCGGACTGCAAGAGCTGGGTCGGCTGCGCCCCGATGCTTATTGGGATTTGTTTGATGGCGTTAATGTCGCTATCCCCGAGATTGTGGCGACGGACCCTGACTTGGAGGACGCCACACAGATTGGGCTGGATCAGCCTCTGCAAGTGGAGATGCAGTTTTACACGCCACTGGTGTATTTCGTCGTTGGCTCCGCGGAGCTGGTGGATGATGAG